CCTTGCTCGTCGTCTGCAGCAGCAGACCCTCGCTTTCTACCCCGAGACCTCCTTCTTCATCGCCGAGAAAGCGAGACGCTTCTTCGGTATCGATCGGCACTACGTCAACCGTGGGTGTCACTGCGGAACGACCTTGCAGTTCTTTCCGTAGAGGTCGAAGAGGATGTAGTAAGCCTCGTCCGGTGAGGCTGTGCGCGGGACCGTCGCGTTCGGGTGAGAGAAGTCCACGATGATTCCGTCGTAGCCGAGAATGCTCAGCAGATGACTCTTGAGGTGTCCACGCGCCTGTGCCGCTGCCACCTCTTCCGGCGATGCGTCTGGAAACAGACTCGTTTTGGCTGACAGAACCCACTTCATCACCCTCTCCATCGGTGACCAGGACTCCTTCACTTGCTCGCTCGTGTTGATGTACTCGTCAGGGCCGGACAAGTACGCGAAGTAGTCCACAGGATTCTGAAACGTGATGTCACAGGCGATAATCTGTCCGCCGTCTTCGGCAAACTTCCTCGCGCGAAACTCCTTGGACGAGAAGTAGATCCCAGGACCGTAGTGCCCCTCCATCGGGTACGCCTTCTCAGGAGCGAAGGCGCGGGCGCTGCCGTGGTAGACGGCGCGGTTCTCCTCGTACTCTTCCCCGTGCTCCATGAGCCAATCCCGCGTCTGCACCATGAGCGCCGCGGCATGTGCCGCGAGCATCGCGTCACCCGGCTCCACCCCGTCCTCGACCATGACGTCCACGACGTCCTGTGTCTCCACACCGGAGACCGAGAGCGCAGCGGCGGCCCGATCGATCAGGTCGTCGATGTTGCTCCGGGCGTAGTGGTCAGGGTCCATCCGGGAGAGGATGACACGACTCAGGTGCGGCCGGCTACGTGTGCCCGCTCGACGCCCACTCGACGGTCCAGCCGGAGGGGCCGTACTTCCCCTGCGCATGGGCGACGGCCTCGTCGTAGTTCCCGAACGCCTGCGGATCGATGTCTCCCCCGGAGACCATCACGCGCCACATGCCGAAGCCTGACTCCGTCCCGCGGCGGGAGATCTGTGAGTAGGCGGGGTTCCTCGACATCGCCGGCCAATCCTGCTCGGGGGAAACAGGATCCCTGCCCCATCGCTTGATGAAGTACTCTCGGGACGCCAAGCTGTGCTTTCGCATCTCCGGCGTCTCTTCCTCCCACATCTGCCGAGTCGGCGGCCAGGAATACGTCGGGTACTCCTCGCCGCTCGGATGATGCTTCGCCCTTTCCGCGATCGACATCATGTACGCGGGCTTCGTGCGACCACGCGCGTTCTCGGTGTACTTGCCGTACGGTGTGCCGTACCCGAACGGGTTCGCCGGATCGATACCGTGCTGCCGCAGGCGCGACCGAGACACAACCTTCGCCTGAATGTCCCTCGCTGGACCCCAGTTGCCTCCCGGCTTCGCCGCGTCGGCCGCGTCCTCGCGATATTCCCAGCCGGACTCGACCACGCGCTCACCCGGCACGACCACGAACCACTGGTCCGCATTCGCCGCCATCGGGTGCGCGTTCTCGGTGTACTCGTTGCGAGCCATGCGAGGGGCTGGCTCCCAGTGAACACTGATGCCATCTCCGAAGACGACCGACACGTCCTCCGCGCCGCTACTGCGTAGCTCTCTCTCGAATCGCCTCGCCGCAGCCTCGTCGGTACCGAAGTTCTTGCTGTGCGACTGGGGACGACGGAACGCAGACGCCGAGCGTCTCTCGCGCGAGACCCCATGGTGTCCACCACCGGCGCCCATCGGGTGTGGATTCCCTTCCATTCCGAGCGAGCTTTCACTCGCAGCCTCGTCCACGGCGTACCGCGGCGTCAGCCCCCGTGCGTAAGCGTGGTGCCAAAACCGCGGCGACACGTACGAGAGCGTGCCCTCGTTGAACATGTCGGGATGCTCCGAGCGCGCGATGTCGTCGACCTCGGCCATCCAGGCTGTGTAGCCCTGTCTGTGTCCGTGTCTGCGCGCGTTCTCTTCCAGCCCCGCCCTCGGCTCCAGCAGCGCGCGTCGCAGCTGCTCTTCGCTCTCTGCTTGACGCTGCGCCGCCGGCACAAGCGCCTGCTCCAGCGCACGGTACTTCTCCGGCGGCATCGGCGACGCCGGAGCATGTGCCAGGAAGTTGTCCTCGGCGAGCAAGAGAGCGAACTCGAAGTCCTCGTCGACCCCCTCACCCTTCGCTCCCTGGCTGCTCACCATGACGCGGAAGCCGTCACCCTCGGCCTGGAACGTGATGTGGGCAGCGTGCGCCATCAGCGCCTCGTGAACGCGCACACCGAACCCGCGCGCCATCCGACGGACCTTCGCGTTCGATCCGATGACGCCGTTCAGCGCCGCTTCGAGATCTTTGTCTCGGGCTTCACTCCCGTCGCTCGCGGTGACGACGAAGTCCTCGCCCGCTATGCCGATGTCGATCGTGGAGCCCGTCTCGATGAGCCACTTCAGGATCCGGTTCTGGAACACCGGATCGATGTCGTAGAGCGTGACGCTCTCGTCCTCGGCTTCGACTTCCTCGGGGGCGGGGGGCATGTTCCGGGAAGGCTACCTGCTCCCAGGGTCTCCAGGCAAGAATATGTGCCGTAGGGCAGGATTCCTGTTGACTCACATGTCCTGAAAGCCGTCGTACTCGTCGAACTCGTTGTTCGCCTCCAGCACGCCGAAGCGCGTGTACTCCTTGGCGAAGGCCAACCTGTGAACTCCCGTCGGGCCGTTGCGTTGCTTGCCGATGATGATCTCGGCCCAGCCTTCGAGCGCCCGGTCATCGGCGTACATGCTCGGTCGAAACACGAACAGTACAGCGTCGGCGTCCTGCTCGATCGCACCCGACTCGCGCAGGTCGGACAGCTGCGGTCGCTTGTCGACGCCCTTCCGGACCTCGCTGCTTCTGTTCAGCTGCGACAGCGCGATGACGGCTACGTTCTCCCGTTTCGCCAGGAGCTTCAGGGAGCGCGACACAAGCGCGACCTCCTGCTCACGATTCTGTCCCTTGCCACGTAGCGCAGTCACCAGCTGTAGGTAGTCGACCACCACGACCTTCAGGCCACGGCATGTGACGTTGCCGATCCGGTTGTTCGCGATTTCGGTCTTGAGCTTGCGAACACGCGCGGCAATCTCCGAGATAGAGATGCCTCCTGTGTCGTCGATCCAGATGGGGTACTTCTCCATCGTGCCCACCGCCGCCGCGAGCGCGGTCCAGTGGTTCTTGATCGCGTTTGGTTGTCGGAACGTGCTCAGCGAGATGCGCGTGTGCGACGAGAGCATGCGCGTCACCAGCTGTGACTGCGGCATCTCCAGCGAGAAGATGGCAACACCTTCACCCTGCTTGGCGATGTTCTCCGCGATCCCCATCGCGAACGCTGTCTTGCCGGATCCCGGTCGGCCTGCGACGATATACAAGTCACCTTCATGCAGGCCGCTCATCGCCTTGTCGAGCGGCCCGAGAAGCATCGGTGTTCCTGTGATCGTGGCGCCTCGCTGCGCCATCGCGTTGAGGTCCTTGTAGGCCGCGTCGAGGGCGTCTCGCAGAGGCACCAGGAACCTCGACTGCTGCTGATGCGCAATCTCCGCGAACGCCGCCTCGGCTTCTTCCAGCAACGCCTGCACGTCTGCGTTTGCGACGCTGCCGGTGCGGATCGTCCCGACGATCGTCTGAGCGCGCGACATCGCTTGCCGTAGGCGCCACTTCTCACGAACGATGCTCGCGTACTCACCGACGTTCGCGACATGCGGCACCGAGTCGATGATCTGACTGAGGTACGGTGTGCCACCGATCTGAGCGAGGCGACCGCTTACCTGTAACGTCTGCGCAACCGTCACGACGTCGAACGGTTTGCCAGCTTCCTGAAGCTCGACAATGGCGCCGAAGATGCGCCTGTTCGCGTCGGAGTAAAACATCTCCGGTCGAGCGATCGAGACAACGTCGTCGTAGCACTCAGGCTTGTTCAGAATCGCTGAGATGGTCGATGCCTCTGCATCGAGATCGCAGACCGGCGCCTCCGGTGGTCGAATCGGAACTACTTCTGCCACCGGTGGTCCTCCCCGTCGACATGCACTGCGAGAGCGTCTCCAAGCAACCGACTCGCGGCGCGCGGCCCGATGGTCGTCGTCATCTCATCGGGACCTTCGTTCGTCGTGATGATCGTGGGTCGCCCGTTGCTCCAACGTGCGTTCGAGATCAGATTCATCTGCTCCTGCACCCACTCCGTCGTGCGGTGCGCTAGTAGATCGTCCAGCACGAGCAGGTCCGTGTTCGAGGCTTTCTCGATCAGTCGCTCACCATCTGGTTCCTCTCGCGAGTACGACCGCCTGATGCGCTCCAGAAACTCTGGCACGTACACGAACATCGCCGTGCGTATCCGGTAGCGAGCAAGCAGGTCTGCGACCACGGAGACGGACAAGTGGGTCTTGCCGATGCCGAAGTTGCTCCCTGCGAGCAGCAAGTTTCTCTTCGTCGAGCCTCGCTTGAACTCCTTCGCGTACGCCTCGCACTTCAGCTTCGCTCGCGTCTGTTTCCCGTTTGCCGGATTGTACGTGTCGAAGCGGCAGCCCAGTAGGCGTGACCCGACGCCGACACTCGTGAGCTTCTTGCGAACGATGTGCTCGGGCCAGCGCCTGCACCACTCCAACCGCAAACCCTTCTCGCGATCCCAACATGGCGCCTTGCCGCGGTCGGTCTCGTACTCCGACGCGCACCCGCCACCGTACTCGGGGCACGTACTGCAAAGCCGCAGTCGCTTCTTTGCTTCATCGACCCCGGTCTCGTTGACGGTCGCAGCGTACTCTTCGACCGTCAGGTCATCCGGGAACAGGTCAGCGAAGTCGTCACCGTGCGTGTCGGCGACCCAGGCCAGTAGTCCTTGGTCCCCGACAGCCGCACGTATCGTTTGCTCGCGTTCGACGCCCTCCGCCTCCGCGGTTCTCAGGATCTCTCCCACGATGCTGCCGACCTGATTCATGCTTGCCGCGTCTCCTCGTCGTCGTCGTCACCGAACAGCCTGCGGGAGATCGGACCCTTGAAGCCCGCGCTCTTATCGCGAGATGGCGTAGCGACGGCCGGGTTGCTCCCGTTCGTCGGTCTCGGCTTTGACTTCGCTGCGCTCTCCAGAAAACCCGTGAGCCGGTGGTCCCAGCGCTGCGGGGAGGCGTAGCCCCTCGGCTCCAGCTTGCGGAGCATGTCGCTCAGGACGGCCTGGTACTCGGTCCGGCCGAGCCCAAGCGACAGGGCATATGCCTCGTGCTCTGGCATCGGGGTGTACTCGGATGCCATCAGGTTCTTGCCGAGCAGGTCTTGCTTCCGGATCGGTGGGACCGGCCCAGCGTCCGGTGTCGGGGCAGCCGCAGCCGGCGCGTCTCGCGCGCCCGCGGGAGACGCTTCTGCTTGGGAAGACCTAACAGTCTTGGATGATCGATCTGGTACAGTACGGCTAGGCACGGCTAGGCTGAGAGTGACGGTTTCGACCGGTTTACCATCACTAGCGACCGTTTTTGTGACAGGCGCGACCGTTTTCGTGACAGAGGGGGGAGTGGCCCCCGTGGGGGGCCGGTCACGTTTCGTGTCGCTGCCGTCACGTTTCGTGACACCAGTGGTCCCGTCAGGGGTGCCACGAAACGTGACACCATGGCGCGCAAGGTCGCGTCTTTTGGCCCGTGACTCCCGCTGTCGGTGTTTGTCGGATTGAGGCGACTCCTGGGCCTCCAGGAACTTCAAGACCACAATGGAGCGGTCCTTCACGACGACGCACCCGCGGTCGAGGAGCCTCTGGAGCCCCACAGACACATGCTCCAGCGGGATGTCCGTCACCGCCGCGACGGCCTCCACTGGTCCCTCCTCCCCGAAGTCGATGACGCCCGCCCTGTCGACCTTCCTCAGTAGCTCGAAGAGGACCATCCTGCCCTCCCAACGGAGGAGCTTCATGGTCGGCGTGTCGCGGGTGTAGACGCGCACGTACCTCTCGTCAGAATAGTCCATCAGCGGCACCTACCCCGTGGAGCGCTTGCTCGTTCGACCACGGAGTCCCCCTTTCTCAGACCGCTGGTGTTGTTGTGAGCCCCAGATCCTTGGCGTACCTGCGCAGGGCGCGGCGCACGATGTCGCTCCTTGTCAGCTTTTCGACGGCGGACAGTTGCTCTAGGAGAGCCCGGTCCTCCTTGTCTAGCTGCACGACCAAGTGCTTCGGAATCGGGGTCTCGTCCTCGGTGTTCTCGTCGCTCATCGGTCTTACTTCGTTACAGGCTGGATATTAGCTTGTCAACTATCATTCTGATCGGGACCCCGGGCACACAGGGCGCTTTGTGAACGATCTCACCGAGAAGCCCTCCTCTTCTTCATCTTGCACATCGCCGGGTCGCCGTGGATGGTCCCGGTGACGAGGTTGCCGCCCACGGGCTGCCCTGCGGGGATGAGGGTCTGGCACCGACAGCAGGGGAGGGACCACTTCGACGTGATGATGTTGCCGTACTTCGACGGGTGGCTCCCATCGTCGGCGTACCGCATCTGCGGCCACCGACCGTTGCCGGCGAAGTCGGGGGCCGGGTCGCGCCGGTACTCCCCTCGCCCGCGCTGCGGCTCGGGCGAGCGTCGCAGGTCGTAGCACGACCGCAGGTCTGCCTGCGGCACCACGAAGCACGGCGGCCCCGCCGTCTCCTCGGTGTTCCAGTACATGCTCCGTCTCTTCGCGTCGCGCCCAAGGATCCAACCGACGATCGTGAACACCGGGCTGTCACGATCGATGACGAGCACGAATGCTCCGTCGTCAGGATCGGACTCGTGCACATGCAAGCCGTCCGTCGCGAAGTGCCCCATGCGCACATGCAGACCGGAGACGGAGACGGGATAGCCCAGCTTCCGCCAGACCTTCCACTCGCTCACGTTCTTGAACTCGCCGTCCCAACTCTGGTTCAGAGCGACGGAGACAGCCTGCTCTGCGCAGGCCATCCGAATGTCGAGCGCGTCCGGCGTTGCCGGGTTCCCGCGCGCCGCATGACGCTCTCGCCCGATGCGGGTCGCCCTCGCGATCCGCTCGGGCGAGAGCGACCCCTTCAGGGGGCGGGTCACTCGATCACTTCACCCGTGCGCGGGTCGATGGTGCCCACGATGCGCTCATCATCGTCCTCGGCGCGCTGTCGCGGAGCCGACGGAGGAGGGGCGGCGGCCGGTTGCTGCGTCACAGCCTGTGGCTGCTCCTGCTGCGGACCCCGTCGCCGTCGCTGCTGCAGTACCGGCGTCGGCGCCTGCCCGGCCGCCAGCTGGTCGAGCGCGCCCCTAGTCGGCTCCTGCGGCTGCTGGGAGGTCGACAGGTCGAGGTCGAGCCCGGAGATGGCATGCCGCCCTGCCTCCTCGGTGTCCTCCGAGACCATCGCTTTGGCCAGGTCCGAGTCGGCGCTCAGGGTGAGCGTGTCGCAGAGCCGGCGCAAGGCCGTCTTCGCCCACATGGCCTCGGTGTTGTCGATCCAGGGACCATAGCCCTTCTTCGCCGAGTCACTCGCGCTCATCGCCTTCTTGATCTCCGGCAAGCCAACGACGACGAAGCGGTCGTAGCTTCCGTCGTCCTTCGAGTGCCAGATCACCTTCGCGTAGGCGTACTTGAGCGCGCCACGGACCTCTGAGTCTGTGGGCCTGTGCATCAGCGATGCCGGCTCGTAGGCGTACTCGAACTGGTCGTTCTCGAACACGACTCGTGCGTAGATGTCGCGGATCTTGCTGTCGCTGTCCCGCGCGAGCTTGCGCAGACCCTTGTAGCCCGTCTGGAAGGAGCACACGAAGCAGTTCGTGTTTTTGTTCCAGCGCGGGATCAGGAACCCTTCACCGAACACGCTGTCGAGCGAGAGCCCGACCTGCGCGGCCTGCATCACGGCGCCGATCACGCTCACGGGGTCGCACTCCAGAATGCGGGGCGTGGTCTGCACGGCGGTCAGGTAGATCCTGAACAGCCTCTTGCCGTCCATGTGACGGGGGAGAGCGGACAGGATCTGTGCCTGCACCTTCTCGCTCATCAGCATCGTTCGGAGGTTCGCCATCTTCTGCTTCGGGGGAATGATCTCGGACATGCTCTGATTCTCCTTCTGGGTTACGTGTCGGTTTAGAGATGCTCTGCGCAGTCGCGGCACACCTGTCCGCCGAAGGAATTGGTCCCTCGCTTCTCCGGCGGGTGCGGGCACGGGCGGTACTCCTCACAGGTGCAGTACTGCCCGACAAGGTCTCCGCCGGGTGACTCCCAGAAGCAGGGGCCGCCCTCGTGCTCTGCGTGGCGGCACAGACAATGCGGCTTCGGGATCGTTGAGGGGCTCACAGGTTCTCCGTGTCGAGCAACGTGCTGACCTCGGCGCGCATCTCCGCGAAGGCTGCCTCGCGCGACAAGCCGGCGCCGTCGCGTGGCGGCCCAAGCATGGGCTGGCGACGGATGAAGTACAGCGGCGAGTGGCGCTCGTAGTCGAGACGAAACAGTCGCGCCGAGTAGCCGTCGGATCGCTCGACGGTCAAGAGCAGCTTCGGTGTACCTGACATGGGCCCACTCAGACGTCGGCACGGTTCGAGAACTTCAAGCTCCGCGACGCACCGACCGTGTGCGCCTTGACGTTGTACGCGGCGCGCGTCTCGAACTTGTAGATGCCCTTCCCCTCCGGAAGCAGGCCCCGCTTCGCGGTTCCCATGAGCGCGCTGATCTCCTGCTTGGCCTCCTTCTCGTCAGCCTCGGCAGCCTTCCGATGCTCGGTAGCCCGGAGCATCTGGTCGTGCCACTTCAGCACGTCTTTCGGCAACGTGATCACGCGCCCGTCCTCACGCATCTTCTTCAGGGTCGAGATCGTCGCCTCGCTCGCGTCGATCGGCGGCGGGTTCCCGGCTTGCACCATCTCCCAGAATTTCTGGGTCTTCGTGAGCAGCGTCTTCAGGAACTTGTCGTTCCGTACGACGTGCGTGAAGATGAACTTCTGTCCGCCGATGAGGCAAGCGATCGAGGCGTACAGGCGCCCGGTCACGAGCAACTGCTGCTGAACCTGGATCTGGTAGTAGAGCGGCGCTTCCTCGGACCAGTCGGCCTCGTAGCGGGCACCGGTGGTCTTGCACTCCAGCAGTCCGTCCGTGGCGAGACGCGGGTTCCGCTGCTCGTAGTCCGGTGTCGCGAGAAGCCAGGGGAAAGCGCGTGAGCGCAGGAGATGTGCGCCGAGCGGGTGCTTCCACACCTCACGCCCCGTCTCCTCCGCGAACGTCTCACCGACGATGTGCTCCAGCTTCCGGCCCCACTTCATGCGCTCGTTGTCGGGCTGCGGAGCGATCTCGCCGCGCTTCTTCTGGTAGAGCGAGAACGGGCTCTCCCAGGGGTTCACGCCGAAAAGTGTCGCGACCTCGCTGGCTCCGATGCCGGCGTCGCGCGCTTCGAGCCACGAGCCGCGGTCCTTCTCGGAGTCCGCGAGCACGTCGAAGAGACGCGGCCCCCGCAGCCGGCTCCCGCTCTTGCTTGCCTTGCGTCTCTGCGCTATTGCCACGTGGTCTGCCTCCTTCTTCGGTATCAGACACGCGGGCCGCTCCATCCATGCCGGGGCGGCCCGCTCCTATTCGAGTGAGAGCAAGGTGCGACAGCGCGTGCTCCACGTCAAGCGAAGCTAGGACAGGAAACGTCCTCTTGACGAGGGGAGCTAGCTGAGATAGCTAGGCTAGCAGAGCATGCCACCGTGAGTGGGCGTTTACCCCGCCGCAAGCTCGCTGGTGGCATGCTCGCTCTCAACACATACCCTGAAGGCGCGGAGACGACGAGATGACGCCACCACGGAAGCGCCAGGGCGAGTCACGGAGGGTCGCGGCTCGTCCCGACTTCGACTCCCTGCAGGCACATGCTCCGGTGGACACACCGAAGCGGACCAGCGATGGCAAGCCCTGGGTGCGCTGGACGAAGACCGGCTCGTACTCGGGGTGGTACGCGGTCGGCTCCAGGAAGCCGGATCTTGGGAGCGATGAGCGGCAAGCGACCAGGCGCTTCTGGGACGCCGTCTTCGCGGTAGCCTGCGCATGTGCCGGAGGAAACACGGACCAGGCACATGCCTGCGGGCGCGGGATCCTGGCCCTCGGCGGGCTCGGAGTCACCGCGCGCTCTGGGTTCGCGCAGGCGCTCCTCCACTGCTGTCTCGTGACGGACCCGACGCGGTACGTCGAGATCATGGCCCCGGTGCTCCATGCGACCGGAGTGTTCACGAAGGTCTCCGACAAGAGTCCGTCAGGCGTCGCGTTCGTTGACTCGCTGGGGCACATGCTGCTGACGGATGTCGAGCTACGTCAGGTCATCGCGCTGGGCTCTGACTCGGTGAAGTGGACGGGGGTCCAGAAGGACCGTGCGAAGCTCTGGGTTTCGTGCTGCTCAGA